AAGCGGAGCGGTAGCCAAGTGTCGAAAGGTGGGAGCCGACAACTGGGGCGAATCTTCTAAGAAACGTAAGCGCCCTGTAAAGAAGAAGATGAAGGACGGCGGCTATATTGCTTACGGCTGCGGCGGAGTTATAGAGGGGCGTCGTAAAGAGACGAATAACTACTGATGGCGAAGAAGGACAACTCATTACGCAAATGGTTTTCCCAGAATGACGGGAAGGGTTGGGTTGACTGTAAGACAGGCAAGCCCTGTGGTCGTCAGAAGGGCGAAAAGCGCAAGGGTTATCCGGCCTGTCGTCCTACTATGGCGCAGTGTACGTCGGCGTCTAAAAAGAAGAAGTCGTCTAAGCGGATTAGCTGGAAAGCTAATGGCGGGTTAGTGAGGGTGTTTTGATAGAGTCTTGGGTAAAAGATTTGGCGCAGCCATCTGAGTTTAACAACAATGTTCCTCGTTGTCCGTTTGCTTTGCAGGTTTACGAGGCGGGCGAGGTTAAGACGGTTGTAACAGATAATCTATGGTCAGATGTTTTACACGAATGTGCAGGATTTAATGCTAAAGGGTATAAAGTTGCCATGTTCTTCGACTACGATTACACTGACGACTATCAATCGTTAGAAGATCGATGTCATGCGTTAAACAGCTTTTTCAGTGATGTTGATAAAGACATTTGGCTGCTTGCATTTCATTCAGGAACAGAAGGCGTCGTGTTTGTGCAGCGTTGGAGCGATCTAGAGAATGCTGCTGCAAAACTTGAGAAACTAGGCTACTATAAAAATTATGAACCTGACGACTATAAACGGCATATACTAATGCGTAGACAAAGGAGTGTTTAAAATGCCAGGTAAAAAGTTCCCAGATTTGACCGGAGATGGTAAAGTCACACAAGCAGATGTTCTTAAAGGCCGAGGGGTCAACAAGATGATGCGCGGTGGCGAAGTTAAGATGATGCGTGGCGGGCCAGTTAAGATGATGCGCGGTGGTAAGGTTGGCTATGCCAACGGCGGATGTGTAATGGCTGGTCGTGGCGGGTCTTATAAAGGCGAGATGTAATGGCAACTTCAGGTTCAAGAGATTTTAACCTCGATGTAGGGGAGGTTATTGAAGAAGCGTATGAGCGGTGTGGATTAGAGGTTCGCACGGGCTATGATGCTCGCACGGCGCGTAGGTCCTTGAATCTGATGTTTGCAGACTGGGCTAACCGTGGGTTAAACCTGTGGACAGTTAAACAGGGGACAATCACCCTTACCCAGGGTCAAGCGCAGGAGACGTTGACGGATGATGTGGTTGATCTTCTTGATGTGGTGGTTCGTCGAAATGGCACAGACTTCGAGGTTGAGCGTATTAGCCGTGGTGAATATGCAACTCTTCCAAACAAAACGACTCAAGGCCGTACTAGCCAGTATTGGTTGAACAGGCAGATTGATCCTGTAATCAACCTTTGGGCTGTACCAGAGAACTCAACGGATCAGTTGATTTACTATTATGTCCGTCGGATTGAAGATGCCGATTCTTTGGTTAATACAACAGACATGCCGTTTCGTTTTTTCCCTTGTATGGTTGCAGGGCTGGCCTATTACATGGCGATGAAACGTGCGCCGGAGCGCGTTCAATTGTTGAAGACGGTATATGAAGAAGAGTTCCAACGTGCGGCGGACGAGGACCAAGGTCGGACTCCTTTGAAACTGCAGCCTAGTTTGAGTTACTTGAGGGTATAATGGCATACGCTAGCGGTAAAAATGCTTGGGGTATATCTGATCGGTCTGGTCGCCGTTACCGTCTTCGTGAGATGAAGGTGGAGTGGACGGGGGCCAAGGTTGGCCCAGACGAGTTCGAGCCCAAACATCCGCAGTTGTATCCACCCAAGGCGTATCCAGATCCGCAGGCTTTACGAGATCCTCGTCCTGAGACGCAGCTTTCCGAGCAACGGGCAGTGCAGTGGGGCTGGAACCCTGTGGGATTTAACTATCAACCAGGGATCTCTCCTGACAACGAATTAGTTGCAGCAGGTTCAGTTGGAACAGTCACGGTGGTAACGACATGAGTTTTACATACGCGCAGCTAAAGCAGGCTATTCAGGATTATACGGAGAATGACGAGACATCTTTTGTCAACAATCTTCCGCTGTTTATCCGTCTTGCCGAGGAACGCATTTTAAAAAATGTGCAGCTTAACTTGTTCCAAAAGAATCAGTTTGGAAACATGACCAGCGGCAACGAGTACCTTGCTGCTCCGTCAGACTTCCTTGCGCCGTTTTCTTTAAGCATCGACGTAAGCGGCAGCAAAGAGTTTTTGTTGTATAAAGATTTGGATTTTGTACAGACGTACACCCCGGATGCTGCAACGACAGGGCAACCCAAGTATTATGCTCAGTTCGATGTGGATAACTTTATTATCGCGCCAACGCCTGACGCTGCCTACACTGTAGACATTCACTATCTATACCGCCCTGCTTCTATTACAGCAGGGGCGGAAGACGGCACGACATGGTTGTCACAGAACGCAGAGTTAGCGTTGTTGTACGCCTGCTTGATCGAGGCGTACATTTACATGAAGGGCGATGCCAACGTAATGCAGATGTATAACCAAAGATTTGTAGAAGCGGTGTCAAGATTGAAAAACCTGGGTGAAGCTCAAGAGACTATTGATGAGTACCGCAAAGGCCCAGTTGTGAGGGATAGATCATGATTCCTAGCGCAAAAGGTGATACACTGGATTTCAAGGTTGAGGTACACACCACTCAAAACCGAGGCTTTACGCCAGAAGAAATAGCGGAACGGTGTGCAGATAAGATTATTTCTGTCTCAGATGAGGCGCATCCTGCGATACAAGCGCAGGCCCATGCGTTCAAGAAGCGGATCGTACAGTTGGTTGGATTTTACTTACGAGAGGCTGTTAAAAGCGACAGGACTACGGTATATAATGCACTTACAGACGCAGGGCACCCAGAACTTGCGGAACTTATAAGGAGAATGTGACATGGCCTTTACTGGTAACTACATGTGTACATCGTTCAAGAAGGAACTTTTGTTCGGTGTCCACGATTTCGATCTTGCAAACGGTGACACGTTTAAGATCGCACTTTATACAAGCTCTGCTACGCTTGACGCAAGCACGACCGCTTATTCGGCTACTAACGAAGTAAGTGGCACGGGCTATACAGCGACCGGGCAGGCTTTGACTAACGTAGACCCGACGAGTTCAGGGACGACAGCGTTAACTGACTTTGCTGATGAGACATTCACGACAGCGACAATCACTGCTCGTGGCGCGTTGATTTATAATACGACACCAAATACAACATCGATTTCGGTAACAAACCCATCGGTTGTTGTGCTTGATTTTGGTGCGGACAAAACGTCAACGGCGGGTGACTTCACAATCGTATTCCCAACAGCGGACGCATCTAACGCCATCATTCGTATCGCGTAAGGTCTAGGTTATGGCCTCGTCAACTCTATATGAAGGGTGGGGTCGATCCACCTGGAGTGACGGTTCTTTTGGCACTCCTATCCTCAAGGTTTTTGTGGACGGTGTTTCCGCCACAGGAGCGGTGGGGTCTGTTTCGGTTATTGCCGAGGCGAATGTTGACGTAACGGGCTTAGAGGCGACAGGCGGCGTTGGCACAGTAACGGCGACTGGTCAGGCCAATGTCCCGGTAACGGGGCTTGAAGCCGTTGGCGGCGTTGGCGGCGTTTCGGTTGTTGCAGAGGCCAATGTATTTCCGGCTGGACTTGAAGCCACGGGCGGCGTTGGCACTACAACGGTTGTTGCAGAGGCCAATGTTTCCGTTACAGGGGTTGAAGGCACAGGTGAGGTGGGGTCCGCCACTGTCACAGCAGATGCCAATGTCTCCGTTACAGGTTTAGAAGCCACGGGCGGCGTTGGTCAAGTTACCACTATAGCAGAAGCGGATGTCCCTGTTACGGGGCTTGAAGCCGTTGGCGGTGTTGGCGAAGTCCACATTGGCATCTTTGTTGAGGTTTCTGTTACTGGTGTAGAAGCTAACGCTCAAGTGGGCGCGGTTACGGTAGACGCACAGGCTACTATAGAAGTTACGGGAGTAGAAGCCACGGGTTTAGTAAATCCGGTTCTTGTTTGGGGACGTATTGTTCCAAATCAAAATCCAAGCTATACTCCAGATCAACCGACACAATCCCCTGGCTGGTCGAGCGAGACACCTTCGCAATCGCCAGGTTGGACCCGAACAGCAGCATAGGATAGAATTATGCCCAGTACATATACACTGAATAACGGTATCGAGCTTATTTCCACAGGCGAACAGTCTGGTACATGGGGCGATACAACGAACACAAACCTAGGTCTTTTGGATACGGCTCTTGACGGTCAGGTTACTGTCACACTGCCGAGCGCGGGGACATCTGGTTCTCCGAACACTCTGGCGATTACCGACGGTGCGGCGTCCGATGGCCGTAACCGCATGGTTACATTTGCCGACGGCGGTGATTTGGGCGCGACGGCTTTTGTGCAGTTGACGCCGAACGACTCTGAGAAGATCATTTATGTGCGCAACACTCTGGCAGGATCGCGCAGCATTATCCTGTTCCAAGGGACGTATAACGCAAGCAACGACTACGAGGTTCCCGCGGGAACGACTGCGATTATTTACTTTGACGGCGCTGGTTCTGGCGCGGTAGCAGCGAACGTCTTTAACAATGCGTACTTTGACAGCCTGCGTTTGGGCGGAGTTTCGGTTACTGCGATTATTGATGACGACTCTATGGGTACGGCTTCTGCGACTAACATTGCGACATCTGAGTCCATCAAGGCGTATGTTGACGCACAGGTTGGTGCGAACAATGAACTGTCCGAGGTTCTTGCTAACGGTAACACGACTGGCGGTACGGATATTGCGGTATCTACTGGCGACGATATTACGTTCGCGGATAGCAGCAAAGCCATCTTTGGCGCTGGGTCTGACCTACAGATTTACCATGATGGGTCGCATAGTAGGCTTTTGCATCCAGCAGCATCAGGTGGCGACCTATATATTCAGGCAGACGATTTATACCTGACAAACGCTGCGGGCAACAGTTAT